AGGATTGGTAGATAATTAAAATCGGGAGCTGTTCCATCTATGTTGGAGGGTACAAGAATGAACAGGGATATGAACCCATATGAGTTAGCCGATCCCGCGTATTTAAACCCAAGTGACCGAGCATGCTTTCTTATATTATTAAATTCAATTGCCGAATCCATGAAAGATTCGTTTGTTTGATAGTCCAAATAGTACGAGAGAACATCTCCCACATAGGCTACAGAGTCGACCAAAAGAGAGTTTATAGTTCCCTTCGAAAAATCTTTCCACTGTTCTGGATAGAACCTTTTGGCATGCTCTAGGATATCAGATTTTATCGAATCGAAGTCTCTACTTGTATATTTGATAGGTGTTTTCTTTTGTTTTGACATTGACTGGTCCCTCTATAGAAACTAAATAGTTTGACCTAAATAACTTCTAGTTCAAAAACTTCTGGTATGGTTAGTTCATTATAGAAGAATTCGATCCGAATTCTCAACATAGATCTCTCAGACTCTAAAGATACATTAAGATTGGAAATTGTTACATAAGGCAGATATGTATTGACTTGGTTTCTAATTTTTGTCTCCAAGCCCCCCGTGCTAATTTCTTGCTCTTGCAAAAACAAGTAGTCAGGAAGACCAACGCCGAATGCTGCGTCCATAACATATTCGCCGGGTCTCGTAAGAAGAAGCATTTTGAGATTTTGCTTGATTGCATCTGTTGCGCTCCAATCGGCGAAAGAAGCTGCTCCGAATGATGTCGAAGTCGCTCTAGAATACGAGTTGTTTGTTACGGGCGCTCCGTTATCTCCGACTTCGATTGGGAAAATAATTGAAATTGACATAGTTTAATCCTTGAAAAGTTTTTGGAAATCATTTAGGCAATCATCACCATCTTTATTGAAAGGCTTGACATCTACTATTCTCATTGATTGCCACCAACGGACACTTCCGTCTAATCCTATATAAGACTCCGGTAGTAAATTGCTCAACCATTTTGCGTCAAATTGTCTCTTTTCTTGCTTATTACTCTCGTATTCATCATCATCGGAACGATAAGTCGATCTAAATTGCTTTTTAAGAGTTCTCTTAACATCATTGAAAATGTTTCTTTTCCATTTGCCTTTGATTTTTCTTCGTCGATCCTCTTCTACTTCGTCTGGTCCAAGTCCAATCGATTCAAAAAAGTTGTAATAAGAATAGATTCCAAACAGAGATGTGAACGTCGTGGTTTTGATTATGGTCTCAAATACAAACTTGAAATCGTCAGTCTCCGCCAACTTATCGACATAGCACTTAAGGTCTTCGCCCATATTCTCATCATTAAAATCAATATCTTTGATGATCTTGTCCAACACGTCATGTTCATAGGTCGCCAATGGAATGTGGTGATAATCTCCAACTTTCCCAACTCTTTCTTTTGAAAAGTCGAGATTGGATGCTATACCAGAGTCTTTGTGTGGAACATAGATAAGTCTAACTCCGAATTTGACTCCGATAGTTCCATAAAACTTATTGTTTAAGACTGTTGCGTTTCCGAAGTAATCAGATAATTTTAAGTTTTGATCAAATCTACCGGGACTAGTAACCAACTGCTCAAACTCCTTAACGGTCATTACTTGCTCCACGCCATCTTTCGAAATTGTCTTGATATATTTTTCGAGGAACATGGCTCCTTTTGCCGGTATAGAATCGGATGGGACCCTGGTTCCGAACGATGTTGCGTTGCGATTGGTTGGACAATCTATAATGGAACCATAGGCAGGTTTTGATGCTCCCTCTACAACCTCCACTTCGATAGCAGCACGACCAGATTTGATATCAGAGAAGCTTAAAACTCCATTCTCAGACAATGCGTACTTCTTCACATCCCAAACATGAGGTAGTGGTCGTAAGTTCTGCTCTAGTCTCTTTACTAGGTTCGCCATCTCTTTTCTTAACAATGCTGCTAATAAAACTTGAGCATGTCTCTTTGTGTCGTGGATCACTGCGAGTTTGCGAGACAATCTTATTTTCTCAGCCGATAAGAATCTCAAAAACTTTTGCGTCTTTGCAATGATTCCCGGTTTGTTATATTTTTCTTCCCACTCGGAGTTATAGCCGGCAATAGCAGAGCCTTTTGCAACTTGGTCCAGCCCTGTTGGCGACAGCGCATCAAATCTTTCAAAATCGAGTTGTGCTCGATTAAGCATCTCCAAAGCAGCAGTCATCTCTTCTGTTTGCTCAAGAAGTCCATCTTTGATTTGGCGTTGCGCGACTTGGACAGACTGCTCCAAGAACAATAGATAGTAAGTGTAACTCTTCACAACGTTGAGTTCCCATTCAGAATCTGCATTAAACTCCTGCTCCATCTTTTCGGCCATCATCGTGAATAGCGAGTCGTCATAATTGTCCAAAGACAGTTTTACGGACCCAAGAACCGGCATAGTTCTCAATATAAACTCTGTTCCAAATGTTCTCAATGTTGCGATAACTATACCTTCAATCAATCCATGGTTTGCTGGTGTTAATTGTCTATCGTAAGGGACTTCGAAACGACACTCTGGTGCTTGCGATAGTCTCTTGTCGACAGGAAGAGACCCTTCAATCTTTTTTGTTCTTCTTGCGATATCGTTGATTTGCAAGAAGCCATTGTCGACGTCGTCGCACACTTCCATCTCTGGTACGAAAGCCTTAGTCATCCCCATCCAACCATTGTAAGTCGCAGGCTCGATGTAAATCTTAGGAAATAAATAAGAGCCTCCGTGAATCGCAGGATCCAAGAAGTGAACTCTCGGATGTTCTGTGGCTGATTTTCCAAGAACCTTTTCGGATGGAAGCTTTGTATATACCCATGTTAGTTTATTATCTGGATCCGCTTCTGGATTTACATATAGCATGTCTTTGAATGTGACCTTTTGTTGATCATCAGCTCCAAAGTTAAATCCAACTGGTCTTTTTCCGTTGGGCTTCTCGATGATAGATTTTCTTACAAAATTCAAAGTATCGAGGTTCCATGCATCAGTTATCTTTTCTAGTTTATTGAGTGTCGAGTTGCCCATCAAAGTATTTGCCTTCTTCATCAGGAAGTTTCGGAACAATACAGTCTCAACATTGAAATGATCCTTGAAAATACTGTAGTCAATTTCATTCGTCATATCTTGGGCAGAAAAGTCCTTTACTCTAAATCGACTTGAATTGGGGCTCTCAACGGCTCCGAACTTGATTCCTTCGAGACCGAGCTTTTTCTTTTCTTCTTTCGACATCTTACGATGAAATGTTTCGTCAACTTTGACGAGATGAGTTGGGTTTGGTCGAGGAAGAACTCGATAAATCAATTTGCTTTCATAATCAGGATCATCTTGGATGTCCTTGAACTTCATCACAATTGTGTTCTTTGCTTTCGAATCATATTGAAGATTCATGTTTTTCATCTTCTGAAGTATTCTTCCGCCAACAGTTTCCGGATACTCACCCTTCATTTTGTCGAGATCATAGGGGAAGCCTCCGAGAACAGGGACATCAACTTGGAATGGGAAATTATCTTTTCTTCTCTCGAGCATATCTTCATTATCGACATAGTTTGGCCGGATAAATGGCTGATTTGCTCTTCTTTCGTGCTTGTTGAATCGATTGCCGTAAGTATCGACGAGAATATTGTTTAGAATTGAATGCTTTCCTTCGATGAGATCTGAAATGAACTTCTTCTCTATTGTCTTGTAGAAGTCATTGAGCATTTCCAATTTCTCAGCTGCGAGATCTTCATCTTCTAAGACAATTGCAGACGGATCTGTTTCACATCCAGGATCTCCTTGGTTCAGAAGGTCGTCTAGGGCCTCCGCCATTAGCCCCTCAGGGCCTTTTTGTAGCATATCGGATACAGTGCCTAGGTCATCAAGTGCACGAGCGTTAGCCTTATCTATGAGCTCTTGAGCAGTATCTTCATCAAGGCCATTGCCTATATAAATCATCTTGCGATCGCTGTTCCACTTGTCCAATTCTTCTTGAGTTAAACAAATTGAGTCAAAGATTGGACCCTCTGGTACTGCATTTGCTTGCTCTTTTAAGAACGCTCGAAGCTCTGGTGGGATAAACTTTTGCATCGAACCAAAGCAATCCTTGATATCTTGAGGGTCTCCGAGAACCGGTGAAAGATCGGGGCAGCGAGAATTTACAAGTTGCGACATCTTTGTGATGACATTGGAGTCCATATTAGAAGGAGTGTTGGTCAAGAGATTAATGACTTCTTGCTTTGACATTGTCGCATTCATTGTTTGAAACAAGCAATCGTATGCGCCGGTGTTTGGAGCCTGAAGTCCACTTCCGCCTTTACCAAGAGCATTGTTGAAGAGATTTTCTTTAATCTTGTCGAGGTCTTCATCGGCGTCTGGGCAGAAGGCGTCTTTTACTGCTTCGTCAAGACCTTGGTTGTTGCCGGTCAAAAGACCTGCTGCGAATTGACCAGCAGCATTAATGCTTTTGCAGAGAGCATCGTCGACAGTCTTGATTAACTTAAGAAGCATTCGAACCAAGATTTGAGTCAACACTGTTTCGAGTTTGTCGATGAATTTGTTTCTAAGGATTCTTAAGAAATCTTTTCTCCATGGCTTAAGCGCTCTGAAGTCAAAATCTTTTATCTGTTCAGGAAACCCTAGACCAGTGTTACCATCTGCACAAGGATCGAAAGATAAAGTAGACAAGAAAGACTTTACGGGAGGATTGTGAAGGCCCTGAAAGGCACACCCAACTTGATTGAGGTAGCGCTGGACCAATTGTCCTCCTGGGAACCTGTCGAGATGAGACATTAGCTCGTCAATACCAACGACGTCCATCATGTTCTCAATGTACATGTTTATGAGTTCTTCTTGTATGTCTCCAAGCGCTGTTCCCAGAGTGCCTTGCGCTTTATTTTGAGCTTCTATGAGCTCTTGTTGCCTCTCTGGTGGGAGCTTCGAGAAGTCTTCTTCTTCGAATTGCTTAAGTTGTTTTTCAATGTCGTTCCTAGCTATTTCTAATTGTTCGATTTCGAGATTGAGCCTGAACCTTTCTTCTTCTGAGGATCTAATTTCTTCTTGCGACAACGTCTCCGAGCTTGGTACGGATGCCGCATCTTGCAAGGCTTTTGAAATAAATTCCTTATCAGATATGTCGGCATTGACTTTTGCCAAATCTTCATTAAGCTTGGTTTTTAAAACAGATAAGTTGTTTGTTAGTTCCCCATCTTGGTTTAAATATTGCATATATGGATTTGCATCTTGTGATGAGCCTGCAGTGAAACCTTCTTCCCAGGGCATAGGCATATCTGCCCATTTCTCTCTTGCCATTTCACGAAGCTCTGATTGTTTTGCCGGGGGCAGCCCCTGAACAAAGAACCCCATAACATCCACATCCATTGCTTTGAGAGCCGACTCTACAATTTTCTTGAAGGCAACTTCTTGGGTTACTCCCGAAAACAAGCATTGTATGGCATTAATAGACAAAGACTTTACATTGCACAAGCTCATTCTTTTAAGCAAATCCTCTGGTTCAGATTTAACTTTTTCATTAGCCATTGGAGAGGCAATCTCTCCAGTTGTCATAAAGACTTCAATGTCGACCAATTGAGATAGAATTCCATCTTGATGCCTAAGTTCTTCGAGAGCTAGTTTCTTTGCTTCTTTCCAATAAGGACTTCCTTCGGCCCTACTATCTTTTCTAGCCTTTTGCGCTGTTGCTCTTCGAGCTTGTCTCTCTCTTTTCTTTGATACTTCTAGATTACCACTTTCGTTTCCTAGGACCATCAATTTAGATTTTACATCTTTTATTTTTTCGTTTGCTTTGTCAATCTCTTTTGTAAGATTTTGCGACGCCTTGGCTGCTTTGTCTCTTTCTCTAGCATAGTTTCTCAACTCTTGATTCGAAGAGGTCCCTTGTGCTATGAAATCTATGAACATATCTCTGTCCCTTTCTAGCTCTCCCTTTTGAACGACCATGGAAGCAACCAGCTCTTGTAGTGACCTCATTTCTTTTCGCAACTTATCAATGTCTTCATTTATCAATTCGTTAGCGGTAGCCTGAAGGTCATCATTAGTCATGTCTTTTTTAGCATCCAATCCGGGTGTTGGGCTTTTCTCAAAATATTTCTTTTCGATCTCAGGCTTCTCCAAAAGATCTTTGCACGACTGTTTTGAATTAAACTCATAAGCGATAGCTTGAACGAGGTCTAGTGCTTCGCTCAAAACATAATCCTTCAGTTCGCCTCCAAAATCCTTTATATTGTCTGCGACACACTCTCCTAGCGAGTCCGTTACTGACTCTTCATTTAAAGTTCCATAATCAACAGTCAAAAGAGGATATGTAAATTTTACCAAAAAGTCGAGCCATGGATATGACTCTCTTGCTTTCAAGGCAGTATCAATCTCGTCTATCTTGGCGATATAGTTCATTACCGTCGGCTTAAGGCTGTATTTCTTTGCGAACTTACTGTTGCGTCCACAGATGCGTTGATACTCGCAACCTTCTTTCTTCGCTTCGATTCTTTTAATCTTATAAGGATTTCCATTTTCACCAGTCATGAATGTAATTCGTAGCTTGTCTGCATTCTTTACTGCTACGCTAGGTACATTTGAGCGAAGATTCCATCGCTTTTTGCGTGGCTTATTTTTATTGTTAGCTTCTGCTTTGAGATCTTCATAGAATGTTTGAATTTTCGCTGCGAACGACGAAGCGTAATAATCACTACCGCTTTCTTTAAACTTGAGAAATCCATCTTGTGTTTGATAAAAGTAAGATTGATATGTTGAATAAGAAACAAGAGCAGCTTTAAGCCTGGTTATTTGTCCAAAGAATTTCCGTACATCTATTTCAACCTCAGACTTTGTTGTCTCGGCAGACTGTTGAATATCTTGCCCTGTCGGATTATCTGGAACTGAGTCCAATATGAACGCTGGTATTGATATCAAGACTTTCAGCAAGTTCTGCATTGGGTCAATGTCAAAGTCGATTGCTCTTGCATAAAGCTCGAGGGCAAAGGGATTTTTGACCTCATTTGAAATGTTTTGGAGAACAAACTGAGTGAAAGATAAAGGTTCTTCGGGATCAAACGAGGTTGATCCGAAAACAGTATTGGAAACAAGATCTGGACAATCTTTTGCTTCTCCCAAAGGATCATCTTTAAGGTCCATGTAGATACCGTCGAAGTTATCGTACTCTTGTAACAACTCATTCGCAACTCTACCTGCGAATGCTGGTCCGTCGTGAGATGCACAAATGATTTGTTGTGCGATTAATTTATCTGTGTCTTCGAGCATCAACCTAATTGCTGGTTGCACAAACGAACGAAACAGATGCTCTCTTGTAGGATATTTGCTCGATCCGACAATATTTCGAAACTCTGCTGCTGTAAATGAGTTTCCTTCGTTATTGATTGTAACGCAAATCCTGTATTCACAAGCTCCTTCATCCAGATAGGTTTCTTCAGGAATCTGTCTCCAATCTGGTGCGATAAACGATTTGTTTGGTGTACATGCTGGGCATAGTTTTTTGAGCGGTAAATCCTCTACTGTACTATCGCATACTTTTGGTTGGAATTGTTCGAACTTTGTTGACATATTATCTTCCTATGAATACGGTGTTGCTTAAAATATAGTCGCTTGCGGTTCCCTTTAATGCACCAGATTTAGTACCTAAATATTGTCTTGTAGTTTTTGCCTTATGGAATTCTTCTATAACACCATCTAGTTTTTGAGAAAATAATTTATTTATACCTCGCAGACCTTGTATGGCTGCTGTTGGAGATGGGGTAGATGGACCTGCGGCCGCTACAACATGTATGTGTCCAGCCAAGGCTATCTTGTATGTCGCTAACTCATTCTCTAAAGAATCAACCTTGGCAGCAAGTTCATCAATATAGTCTCCCATCTCATAAAGATATTTTACTAAATTTTCTCCCCGAACAGCTGGTTGATAATTGTCTTCTGTTACTAAGCCCAATTCTATTTTAGCATTTACTTGTTCCGCTCCTGTTACCAGCCTCTCCCCACCGTTGAACTTAGAAAGTCCAGCAAGTATTCTCACTCTCTCTCGGCCAATTACCAAAGTATGATCTGCTTTGATTCCAATTCCTGATTTTAAATTGTCTGAAACTGCTGTGAGAGGATCTGAATTCTCTGTTGCGAAATAGTGATTTATGTTTCCTCTCTCAGTTAAATAAATTCTTGCCCCATCTTCTGCGAAGTTTGCTCTTGAAGAAGTCTTTGACGTTCTAATTTCTTTAGATGCGGAAAGTTGACCTGCTACTATATCAATTGCTTCGCATTTTGTACCTCCTGCTCCTCCAAGTCCTGTGGAGCGGGCGCCAAAGTTATCTTTTGTAAGAACTATTCTGGCTCCCGAATCATATCCTAACGTTGACTTTCTAGAGATAACCTTTTCAGCCGGTGCAACAGGGTGAAATACTGGTAACTTCTCATCGTCGTCAGTTAAAAACAGTCCTGATCTTGCCGGCAATCTATCAGAGTTCTCATCAATCATGGTCTCCAAGTCTTTTCTATTTTTATGCACAAGGGCGTTGTAAGCATCTTTCATTTTTATGGTAATTCTTTTAGACATTATTCCGATGCTCCGTTTGTTGATAGTGAAAAGTGAATGTGTTCCGGACCTGGTGGATCTGCTGTTGGTGAGGTTCTGCTGTTTTCAATTTGATAAAAAGTCACAAAGCCGTCTGATTGCAGTTGTTTTAGTGCTTCAAGCATTATTTGCACATCTGACCATGCAACGTCATTCGTTCTCAAATCCATAGCTCCGCTGGCCATATGTTTAGAAAGATATCTCCCTGCGTTATATTGTTCAGTCACCTTCGCGACTAGCTTTTTTCTCAACCCCTCTACGTCAACTGACCAATCTTTCTCTTTGACAATAGCTCTAACTTCATCTCCGAGAGACCCTTTGTAGTTGCCTCCCAACCAACTCAAAAATTCTTTATAGCTGGTTGAATTGCCTTGTTTGATTCTCTCTCCCATCATTGCAGCAACTTGACCTGCTGGACCTCTAAACATACTAGTAACAACTACGGTGTTTCTCGAGAATCCAAGATCCGCTAGCTTTTTAGACAAGAGCGGCATGAAGTCTTTGTATGGATTTTTTGCTGCTTGATTTATGAGAGACCTTCTATTTTCTTTGAATTTAATCTCAACCGGTTCATTTTGTTTTCTGTTTCCTAAAGGAGTTTTTGTTCCATTGGCAAATGTTCCATTCGGCCCCATAATCTTAGAGCCTTCCTCTGTAAAGACAAATGCTCCTGGTTGAACGACATGATTTAGTTGGACCAGTTCTCCTCCAACGTAGGTGCAATTCCATATGGAGCCATTCTGTGCTTGCGAAATGTTTGGGTGATCAATTCTTATCTTGGCTTGAAAGTGAGAGCTGATAATGGCTTCTCTTTGATTTTTATTCTTAATGATAGAAGGGTCGATCATGTGGTCGTGATGACCAGCTAGAGATCTAGCTCTAAAAAACTTAAAGTTAGACACACTAAAAGGGTTGGATGTGTTGAATACCGCTGGCTCTTCTGATGATGTTGGATCTTCTGTTTCGAAGTCACAATAAACTACAACATCAAAATTGGTCGGCAATTCTTTTTGTACGGCCTTCTTGAAGTCTCTGTCGACCTTGGCGGCCATTTTGTCTTTGGGATTTAGTAGCTGTGATTGTGATTCAATTGTCATCGTTGGTGCCTTCCGAGTTTTGAATTTGATCAAAAATTTGAGCAAAGTCTTTATCGGTCAACTCCTCGCTTTTTTCATTTTTAGATAACAGCCCGCATAGCTTCACAAGCTGCTCATTTGACCTCTGAAGCGTTTCTACATACTTCGCAAGGGTTTGACCTATGTCTCTATGTCGAGACATGTCTTGGGCTAAATATCGCATCGCATCATCAAGGAGTTCGCGAGTTGTTTCTCGGTCGTCCCTGATGTTGCTGATTGCTTCTTCTATAATTTTATCACTGCTCATGGTAATAATTAGTGCCTATTTAAATTTCACCATTGTCCCAATCTTTTCTGAAAGTTTTGTATTTAGCTCTCATTTTGTTGAGTTGGACAACGATTTGTTTTGTATTCATACCTGTAAGTTCTCGAAGATATAGGTAGATTGCTTTCTTGTTGAATATCTCAATGTCGTCAGCTGACTCGAAAAGCATGAGAACAGCTTCATACACTTTCTTCTCAGATTCTTTTTGAAAGTCTCCTCGCCACGTTTCCATTTCTTGCTTAAGGTTTTGCATCAGTTCTTTGCGAACCTTCTGTTCTTGATAAGATTCTCCCTTGTCGAGAAGGTCTTTTTCGATATCGTAATCTACCGCTTGGAACGATACTTCTCTCTCGAGACGCTTCTTGTTCTTTTTGACCTTGTGGATAAACCAATTCTTTGTTACAACTGAGAAATACGAGAAAGCTTTGTGACCCTTTGTTGGGTCAAATTTAGCAAGGATAGTTACAAGCCAACCCTTACACTCTTCTCGCAAATCATCGATATCAGGCAAAGTCGTGAATCGATAAGTGAATACGATCTTGTCCACCATCTGAGAGAACGCTGGTTGGATAAGGGAGTTGTAAAGCTCCTCCTTCTTTCTCATGTCCTCTGTTGAGCAGTAATCAATTATCGCGTTTTCGTGTACCTGCGTAAAGTACATGTTTTTCTTTTTCGGTGCTCTCTTCCTCGCCATCTTCTTCCTCTTGTAGTTCGTATTCAATAGGGTCTGTAATTGATGCTACGTCGCCATATTGTTCTTCTAATAATAGTCTTATTGCATTTGTATGTTGCATAAGCCCTTGCAGTGTCTCGTCTCCATAAAAAGAGTCTAGCTCATAGACTTTCTTAAGGTGCGTTCGATAGCTCTCGATGATCTCAACAAGGTCTCCGATGTTATCGGAAATGTTTGCGAGATCTTTCGATTGCCAACTTGCGAGACGAACAAGGACGATATTAGCAATAACAGATGTGGCGAGACAAGCGCCAAGTATAATGCTAGTCATCGGGTAACTCCACTCTCTTCTTTCTTTCT